CTCAGCTCATACCGAGGAGCTCAAAGCTCACGTTCGCGTGCTAATTTCTGGGTGGGGAGAGAGGTTGGCGGATTGTCGTAAAGACGTCCGCGATCCTTATATCCCCTCGGACGTCTACGTTCCTGACCAGCAGGGATGTAGAGAAACCAAGAGAGGTGAGGGAGGTACCTTGGGTACTTGCAAATGCTGCTTTGATGGGGACTTCAGTCTCGTCAGACGCGGTGTCGCCAAGACCAAGGGAAAGTACAGGGTGGTTACGATGCAGAGTGCGACGGTTAAGCGTCGCCTCCGTCCTATTCATAATGCCCTGTACGATCATCTCACTTCTTTCGATTGGTGTGTTCGAGGGGATGTTGGTAGGGAGGATTTTCTTGCCGTCTGCGACGCGGGCAAGGAAGATATAATTAGCGGTGATTACAAAGCCGCTACTGACAATATATATCTTTCTGCCGTCCGTGCGATCGTAGAGGTGATAGCGGAGGATAGGGAGTTGAGTGACGAGGAGAGGAGATGTCTCGTCGGTAGTTTCGAGGATTTGAGGTGGTTATCGTGCTCGGGAGTGGAACACCCGATTCGGAGAGGTAGTATGATGGGAAATTTGGTCAGTTTCCCTCTGCTGTGTCTTTTGAACAAAGCATGTCACGATATGGCCGCCGTAAGGGCGTACGGCCCGTTGGAGAGAAGAGTAGGCAGGTTTAACGGCGATGATTGCTTGTTCCAGGGCAATCCTGTCATGTACGCGGAGTGGAGGAAAGTTACCTCCGTATACGGTCTCGTCGTCAATGAGGAGAAGACGATGGTTTCACGTCATTGGGCTGACCTTAACAGTCAGACCTTTGATATCAACCGCCGTCGACTCGTATCCAAACCTGTTCTCTCTTTTCTCCTTCCTCCTCGAAATGAACCCGGCGAAATTCTCTCATCCGTCCTCAAGGGAATTAGTTCGTTTAAGCCTTCCGTCCAGCAATGGATTGTGAATGTGCTGATGCGTTACGAAATTTCCCTTAGGGGCTTCACTCTTTCTGCCGTTCCTTCCGCTTGGTGTAAAGTTCTCGTGAAGAAGAAGTGGTTCAGAAGACTGGTGTGGAATGGGCCAGCAAGTTCGGATTCTCCGATCATCTTTGCCGGTAAGCCGCTTGACCAAGGCTTGCCATGTGTAGATCGATCGTTTCCGACTACTGTTGGTCCTCCTCCATTGCCGTCCGTATTGAGGTCTGTAGAGACCCTTTGTGCGAAATTGTCAAGAGCACATACGGATGATTGGACCGGTGTACGCGTTAGGC